CAAGAGAAGCACCTGGAATGGTTATCGTATCATTTACTGCATAGCCCGTGCCTATCTTTGTCACAGTTACAGAGCCATAACTTGAGCCACCTGCAACCACAGTAAATTCTGCACCTGTCCCACTACCGCTTGTTGCGCTCTGCGTTTTTTCAGTGTGCGTAGCTGAACCAGCAGAAGTGCCAGCGAAGGTTGTTTGTCTTACTCCAGTAATATTAGCTGTTGCGGTTAATGTAATCTGATAATTATCTGCATCAAGCACAGCAGTTATTCGATGTTCTGTATTAAGTAAAGCTGCAGTTATATTTGGACCTAAAGATTCTGCTCCAGAAAAAGTTACAAAATCATTTTCTGCTGCACCGTGTCCAGGGTTTGTTACTTTAATAATATTTGAATTATTTGTAGAGGTAAAAAACACTTCTCCTGGGGAAGTAGTGGTTCTTACAGGAGTAATATCATTAAATCTTTGCCCCTCTTCAATATAATACTTTATTTCGGATCCTAGCCCTAGAAAGTCGGAGCCGTCTAACGCAATCCAGTTATGAAGACCGCGAACCGTACCCAAGTAAGTGCTGCTACTATACTTGGACCAACCGCCCATTTTTTCAGGGTAGCCAAACCGAAACCTAATTTTGTCACAATCGCGCCACCCACCTTCATTGGAATATGAAGTAATGTCCGTATTAATACCAGGTTGAAATTGTAACTTTGTTAACGCCATGTGTTACCTATGTGGGTTGCGGAACATTGTTTAAACTTAATAAATTAATCATAAAACCTTGTTTTCCAATACTTACTGGGGACTTTGCGGAAAACCTGTACCATCTATGATTTGAATTTATGTTTTGGTAATACAAACTTACCACAGATGGGTTATTGGGGTAAGCTGCTCCTGTATAAGATACGTTACTGATGCTTCCATTAGTATTCCAATTTATTCGCCAATAGAGAGTATTTCCAAGACTTCCGTGGTAAATACACCTGAATTTTAATACCTCATCGGTTACTGTTGAACTATCGGTACCTCCGTACAAAACTACATTGTCTGTCAAAGCGGAAACATCCTCATTTTGACCAACTCCAAAAGAAAGCGTGGTTATAAATCCTGTTCCTGCGCGAAACACGGGTTGATAATAACGCACATTATTACTGGTATTTCCTGAATAAGCGTAGGGTGTACCCGTCACTGAATCTGAAGCCGCTAATCCTACTCCAGAAAAACTTGCTGTAGGATCATACCGCATACTAAATTTAATGCTTCTGTTTGAAGTTCCGCCTGAACTTCTAAAATTACTAAAACTCAATGGCCCGCTTGTGGGTACATTCACTGTTGTTGCATTAGTGGGTACAATACCTGCTCCCTTGTAGTACTCTCCCAATCCATCCGGCTGAGTACCACCGAATACAGTTCTTATGTCCGACATGTTTATTGCGCCAGAATCAGGTATAGGCATAGTTTTATACTCCTATATTTATGGTAAACTACCAAACGCAGTTATATCACCTTCAGAAGTAATCGCTCCATCTGTTGCAATTTTAGCTACGGCGGTTGTTGTGCCGCCTGTTGTGTAGCTGAAAACTAATTCATTATTTACAACGCTCAGCGTCCAATCGCCTAGATTAAAAGTACTGCCGCTAATTGGCACGGTAGAAAAACTTAAAGTTCCAGACCCATCTGTTTGTAGATACTGACCGTTTGTTCCATCAGCGGTTGGGTAACTTAGACCATCAAGAACAACTTTACCACTGCCGTTTGGGGTAATGGCTATATTGCGGTTTGACGTACTAACAATAGAGTGTGTTTGAACATCTAAGTTAGCTCCTAATTGTGGAGATGAATCATTCACTAAATCAGTTGGAGGGGTTAAGTTTTTGAAAATACCTGAAGTAGCCCCATTTTTCGTTCCATCGCCCGTTACTGCTTGGGTAGCACCTGATGCGATTTCAACACCAGTGCTGGCACTGTAAGAAACGCCTTTATACACAACTCGACAGGCAGAATCGGTGTCATTCTTAACAGTAAAATGTTTTTCTTGGTTAATAGGGGTGACGCGCATTTCAAAGGTAGAGCCGGGGGTTCCTGTTAAAATTATAACCGTATGCTGCCCATCAGAAACCGCCCCATCTGTTGTCGTTAAATCAAAGTCTCCAGTTACCGCTTTTTCAAGCTGACCATGCAATCCCGCGTCAATAATATCAAAATTACGATTGACGGTTGTTCCCCAAGAACCTGCCTGTTCTCCAGAGCCCGGCTGTTCTATGCCTGTATTATTTGTGTAGGTACTTGCCATTTATACCACCTTATTTGTCCATGTTTCCGACGACGTTCCTGCGTTTATCTGAGTCCAGGTATCGCCAGTGTGTGTGACTTGTGTCCAGTTTTCTGGTGTGCTACCCGCGTCAATTTGCTCCCAGAGTATATCACCATTTGCTGTTATCACAAATACACTGTTGATTTCTATCGGTCCTTCGCCTGCTCCAGGGTAAATTATGATAAGTCCGCCTAGAGTCGATAGGTTAAATTGTGAATCCATATCGACTGTAGCAAGAGTCAACAAACCTCCTAATGGGTCTACCTCAAACTCAAAATCTTGTGTGCTTATAAGATCTAACAACACATTAGATGCTGTGGTCTGTGTGAAGTTTGCGTCTAACTGAGCAACACCCGCAGCTATCAAGGTTTGTGTAGTAGTCTGTGTGAAGTTTGCATCTATTGCCGCAACCCCAGAAGCATTAAAGTTTGCAGCCGTGGTTTGATCAAACTGAGCATCTAGTGAAGCAGAGGTTATAGCAAAACGAACACCATTTGTAGTTTGAGTAAAGTCTGAAGATATATCTATTTCAGCAACAAGCGTTCCTGAAGCTGCTGCAAGCTTAGAGAAAAAAGCATTTACATCCATACTACCGCTGAATATGGCGGATAAGTCCGTTGACTGTGTGAAGTTTGCGTCGAGCGTTTGACTTCCAAAAAGAACAATGCCGTCAGTAGCTATACTGTTTTCAGCTATTGCGTGAGAGCCAAACATTATCCTGCAATCTCCATGACTGTAATTGACGACACACCTCTTGCCCCATAGTCGTTATCACTGTCATTCTTTGTCCTATTTAAATAAAATGTTCCGTTATAAGTAGAACCTAAAGTGCCTTGTATCTTGTAAGTCGTAGCTGATGTTGTCGCAGGAGAATCTAAAAACATTCCACTAAGTTCTCCCATTTCAAAATTATATGGGGTTGCCTGTGACCGAAGCACGCTAGTTGACCCAAACCTATTTCCAGAACTATTTCCCACCGAAATTGCAGTACTATTCCTTACTAGTCGAATATGTGCTGTTGCAGCAACACTTTGTGAAACATTACAAGAAAACATAACAAATATTTTGTTGCTTGATGAGGTTGGTGTTATGCTTACAGACATACCGCTTATATCAACAAAATTGTTTGTATTTGATGAAGCAAAGCTAGTTACGTCAGTTTTAGTCGTACTAACTACCTGAAGAACAGAGCCAGCAGGCTGTTTAAGAGACGGAATTGTAGTGCTTGTGCCTAATAAATTAGCAAGATTACGGGCGTTACTCATAGCTTACTCCGGCTTATCAGGCCACACCACATCGTCAAGTGATGAGTATGTTTTGGTTATGTCGCGCAATGCCTGACGATAGGCTGTGCGTTCTGTGGACATAGTAAGGTCAGATGATGCCCACCAATCTGTTTCAGCGATACGGCGATTACGCTCTTCGCGTAACAAGTTTAATGGTTCAGCGTTATTTAAATTAGTTAGCTCTCTATCTACTAATGCCCAAGTGATACCCTTGTCTTGCCAAACCTTAGGGTCACTTGATAACATCGCAGAACCATTTTTATCTACGCCTGTTACAAGTCGAAAGGCTGCATCAAAAGATTGTGCGCTCGTAGGCTCACCGTACAGTACGAACTGGCAGTCTGGGTCTAGTGCTAAAATTGCTTCTGATACTGTTGCCATAATTTAACCTACAAACCTAAATGTTGCCCAATTATAGGGAACATGACTAGAATCAACCGTGCTTGAGTAAAAATTTTTAGTGTGTTCAGGCTTAAAATACAGTTCATCGTTTGCAGAGCATTCTATGGTAAAAGAAGCCCCCGCAATTGCACGGGCGTTAGTGTAAAATCGAGTTAGTTTTGCCTCAGTGCCGCCGCTATTTCTTACAGGGAATATTCCATAGGCATCACTGTTGTTTTCAGTTAAAGAAGCAAGTTCAACTTGGTATAACCCCGCCACAGGACAGGTAAATTTATAGGTAGAAGTGTTAAAATGATTGCCATTATTCACAACAGCGACAGAAAAATCTAATATGGCATTAGCTGCTTTTGATACATAGGAGTTTGAAGCGGCAAAAGTAACAAAAGCGTAGGGAATTACAGGTCTTGAAACCCTGCCACTGCTGTCAATCGACAGCGCGGTGTTCGAGTTCGTTGGGTCTTGGATTTCGGTGACTTTTAATATGCTAGTCATCTTGTTCTCTTATCCTATCAAATACCCAGAAAATATTGTATCAGCGGCTGCCGCAAAGTAATCAGCAGCTCCGCCAGAAGTCACAGTAAGCTCATCCCCTGCGGCAAGAGCATGTATTGCTGAAAAGGATATATTGCCATAACCTGTTGAAGATACTTCTTCAAAGTATCCTCTTTGGATTCTTGTGCCGTTTTTCTTAAGCTCAATATTTATGCTTTCATTTCCACTCGTATCATCACGAACAACTCCAAAATGCACTGCAATAAAATAGTTGCCGCTTACAGGAACAACATATTTATAGTTTGTTGTATCAAAAGCATTTCCCACATTTATTGTAGTATTGTCGTATGGAATAGGACTTGTGGTTTGATAATTGCCGTCATCAGCGTAAGCGTGAAAAGCTGGTGTTGCTGGTTTGAACACACGCCCACTGCTATCAATGGACAGCGCGGCTGTGCCGCTGGAGTTCTGGATGTTATCAACTTTGACTATGCTAGTCATCCGCCAATCTCCATAACAGTAAGTGTTGATACACCGCGAGCATCATAACCACCTGAATTATTTAAATCTCTATGGGTTCTATTAATATGGCATGAGTGACTTTGATCTGCTCTTGTAGCAAATTGAACTTTATAAGTAACAGTAGATGCAGTATTAGGTGAATCAAGATGTTGGGCTGAAAGAAATAACATTTGATAAGCACTTGAGCCTATAATATTAGAAGAAAAACTAAAGCTACTTGTACTTCTAGTAAATGAAGCCGATCCATCAGGAAGATGAATAGCTGTTCCGTTTCTTACAAATCTACAAAAATTAAAATACGAGTCGCTACTTGCTGCTATACAGCAAGACAAAAGAAATTTAGAGCTAGATGATTTTGGTGTTATGCTTATGCTCAGATTTGTAATATCTGTAAATGAACTACTAGTTGAAGTTTGAGTTCCAGTAAAATTTACAGATTGAATATTAATAAT